AAAGCGCGTTGAGTTCCCAGACCTTAAACGAGACGTTATGCGGGAGTACAACGAGTATGAACCTGACTCACTGATTGTGGAGAAGAAGGCGTCCGGTGCGCCGCTGATCTACGACTTAAGAGCGATGGGTATACCGGTGCAGGAGTACACGCCTAGTAAGGGCCAAGACAAAATTGCCCGCTTGAACTCGGTCTCAGACATAATTGCGTCTGGAAAAGTGTGGGTTCCACGAACCCGCTGGGCAGAAGAGTTAGTGGACGAGGTTGCAGCATTCCCGTCAGGCGAGCATGATGACTTGGTTGACGCAACAACTTTAGCGCTAATGCGCTTTCGTCAAGGTGGGTTCCTGCGCTTACCAAGCGATGAGCCTGAAGAAGTTCAATGGTTTAAGAGCCACCGCCGTGAGCGGTTCTATACAGTTTAAGGATAAATTATGGCAACGAGTTCTATCGACAAAGGTTTGTACGCAGCCCCTCTAGGTATTGAGGATGAGGACTTGTCAGCTCCTCCACTAGAGATTGAGATCGAAGACCCAGAGTCTGTCACCATTGGCATGGGTGATATTGAGATTGAACTCTCACCCGGTAAAGAAGATACAGACGAAGAGTTTGATGCCAACCTTGCAGAGTTCATGGACGCCAGTGCGTTAGATTCATTAGGCTCCGAGCTAGTGTCTGATTTCACTAAAGACATTGGTGATCGCAAAGACTGGATACAGACGTACGTAGATGGCTTGAAGTTACTAGGTTTGAAGTACGAGGATCGTACGGAACCATGGCAGGGTGCCTGCGGTGTGTTCCACCCCATGTTGACTGAGTCGGTTGTGAGATTTCAGTCAGAAGGCATCATGGAGACATTCCCCGCAGCGGGCCCCGTGAAGACGCAAATCTTAGGTAAAGATACACCTGAGAAAGAAGAAGCGGCTACTCGCGTACGAGAAGACATGAACTATCAATTGACTGATGTGATGGTCGAGTATCGCCCTGAGCATGAGAAGCTGTTGTGGAACCTGCCCCTTGCAGGTTCAGCGTTCAAGAAGGTTTACTACGACCCAAGCATTGGCCGTCAAGTTGCAATGTTCATCCCCGCAGAAGATATTGTTGTGCCATACGGCGCATCTAACTTAGAGCGTGCCGAGCGGGTCACGCACGTGATGCGTAAGACTGAGAATGAAGTTACCAAGCTGCAAGAAGCTGGGTTCTACATGGACGTGGACTTAGGTGATCCGTCGTATGAACTTGATGATATTGAGAAGCAGAAAGCTGAAGAGATGGGCATGTCAGCACTGCAGGATGATAGGTTCCGTGTGCTTGAGATGCACGTTGACCTTGACTTAAAAGGCTACGAGCACGAGAACAAGAAGGGCGAGAAGACAGGTATTGCGCTTCCATACGTGGTGACTGTTGAGAAAGCGACAGCTAAGATTCTTGCCATTCGCCGCAATTGGTATGAGGGCGATGAACTCCACACCAAGCGCCAGCACTTTGTACATTACCAATACATTCCGGGGTTTGGCTTTTATGGATATGGTCTCATTCACCTTATCGGCGGATATGCGAAGAGCGCGACCATGCTCATCAGGCAGCTCGTTGATGCAGGTACGCTATCTAACTTACCGGGCGGACTCAAGTCCCGCGGGCTCCGAATCAAAGGAGACGACACTCCTATCGCACCGGGCGAGTTTCGTGATGTTGACGTACCAAGCGGTTCCATTAGAGACAATATCTTGCCTCTGCCGTACAAGGAGCCCAGTCAGGTTCTCTACACCTTGTTCCAGAACATTGTGCAGGAGGGTCGGCAGTTCGCATCCGCAGGAGACATGAAGGTCAGTGACATGAGTGCGCAAGCACCCGTGGGTACAACACTGGCGATTCTTGAGCGTACGTTAAAAGTGATGGGCGCTGTGCAGGCCCGCATGCACTACTCAATGCGCCAAGAGTTCCGTCTTTTGAAGGCGATCATCGCTGACTACACTCCAGAAGAGTACGACTACGATCCCATCGAGGGATCACGCAAGGCGAAGAAAGATGACTACGACATGGTCGCGGTCATTCCTGTTAGCGATCCAAACGCTGCAACAATGGCGCAGAAGATCGTGCAGTATCAAGCTGCTCTACAGTTAGCGCAGACAGCGCCGCAACTCTACAACTTACCGCTTCTTCATCGTCAGATGATTGAGGTGTTGGGTATTAAGAACGCTGCCAAACTTGTGCCTGTTGAGGACGACGCCACACCTATCGACCCAGTGCAGGAGAACCAGAACGCGCTGACTGGCAAACCTATGAAGGCGTTCATCGAGCAGGACCACCAAGCTCACATTGCTGTACACACCAGCATGATGCAGAACCCCAAGATCATGGCGCTGGTGCAGAGCACACCGCAGGGCCAAGCGATCATGGCTGCGATGATGGCGCACATCAACGAGCACTTGGCGTTCGCCTACCGCACAGAAGTCGAGAAGACTATTGGCCTGCTCTTGCCGACTGAGAAGCAGGAGAAGAACATGGAGCCGGAAGTGGCCGCACAAGTTGCACAACTTGCTGCACAAGCATCGACTCGCATGACTCAACAAGCTCAATCGCAAGCCGCACAGCAGCAAGCGATGCAGCAGGCGCAGGACCCCATCATCCAGATGCAGCAGCAGGAGTTGCAGATCAAGATGCAGGAGCTCCAGCTCAAAGTTCAGAAGCAGCAGGTCGACGCCGCAGCCAAGGCCGACCAGCTTCGCATTGAGGAGTCGCGTATCGCGGCGCAGAAAGAGATCGCGGCTATGCAGGTGGGTGCTACCGCTGCCGCTGCTAAGGACAAACTTCAGAAGCAGCAAGAGCTTGAAGGAGTAAGAATTGGCGCTGATATCGCCAAGCACAAGGCTCAGATGGCAGTTCAGTCTGCACAAAGAGCGTCTAGTAAACCCACCAAGAAGGAGAAAGATTGAACGACTACAAGCTGTTGGCGCACGTCGCCAAAGAGATTGAGAAGTTTAGGCAAGAGCGAGAAGCCTATGTTGCAGCGGGCAGGGCCGACAACATAGAGGAGTATCGACAGGTCTGCGGGGTAATCCGAGGTCTCAACCTCGCAGATAACATCATTAATGAGCTCGTGCAAAAAATGGAGAAATCCGATGACTGAGTATGACATCGCTGCTGTGGACCTGTCCGGCATTCTTAACAAACCCGCCGAAGACAAAGCCAAGCAGTTGCCTGATCCTAAAACCTTCCATCTACTCTGTGTAGTTCCTGAAGCTATGCAAGAGTATGCTGATAGCGAAGTTGGACTGATTAAGTCTAGCCAAGCTATGCACTACGAAGAAGTGCTAACGCCTGTCTTGTTTGTGGTCAAAATTGGCCCAGATGCGTACAAAGACGCTACCCGGTTCCCCAGTGGGCCGAGCTGTAAGGAGGGTGACTTTGTCATCGTCCGACCTAATTCAGGCACACGCCTGAAGATTCATGGCCGCGAATTTCGCATCATCAATGATGATTCGATTGAAGCAGTTGTGGAAGACCCCCGTGGCATTACACGTGCATCATAAGGAGTAACAAATGGCACAAACTGAGTTCAAAGGTGAAGAGTTTGAGTTTCCTGATGAGAAGGAGACCAAAAAAGAGGATAAGTCCGACGAGCTAGAAATAGAGATTGAGGACGACACACCCGAGCCTGATAGGGGCCGAAAGCCTATGAAGGAGCCTGTTGATGAGCCTACCGACGACGAGTTAGCCTCGTACGACGAGAAAGTTCAGCAGCGGATTAAGAAATTTACACGTGGTTATCACGATGAGCGCCGTGCGAAAGAAGAAGCACTGCGTGAACGTGAGGCCGCTGAGTCACTTGCTAAGCAGTTGTGGGATCAAAACCGCAAGCTGCAGGAGCAGGTGGAGCTGGGCTCAAAAGCCTATATTGAGCAGTCAAAGAGCGCTGCCCAGATAGAGTTTGAGTCGGCAAAGAAGCGTTATAAAGACGCTATTGAGGCTGGCGATTACGACGCACAGACCGATGCGCAGGTGGAGATTGCGAAGGCAACTATGAACCTTGATAAGGTTCAGAACATGAGGCCTTTACAAGCTGAAGAAAAAAGTGTACAAACACAACCACAACGTAGTACCGCTGCGCCTGTGACAGACCGCGATAATCGCTGGATGTCAAAGAATACGTGGTTTGGCACTGATCCTGAAATGACAGCTTCCGCCCTCGGGTTGCATCAAAAGCTGGCTAAGGAGCAAGGTGCTGAGTTCATCGGAAGCGATGATTACTACAAGAAAGTAGACGCTACCATGCGTCGAAGATTTCCTGAGTATTTTGAAGATGCTCAGAGCGACGAAGATGATGTACCTTCTAAAAAGACATCAGAACCGGCTTACGAGGATGAACCTCCGCGCCGTGCAACAAAACCTTCTACGGTAGTAGCTCCGGCTTCCCGTAGTACTCCGCCTAATCGCGTGAAGTTAAAAGCATCAGAAGCAGCGATCGCTCGCCGTCTTGGGGTGCCAATTGAACTCTACGCTAAACAGGTTGCTCAACTGAAAAGAGGTGAATAATGGAACAAGCTCAAACAGCTACTAAAGGTCAAAACCGTACTTTACGTGACCACGATACGCGTCAGGTAATGCAGCGCCCCGAGGCGTGGCGTCCACCTGAAGCACTACCAAGTCCTGACAACCGTCCGGGCTGGTCGCATCGTTGGGTACGCACAAGTACATTAGGTAATGCCGATCCAAGCAACATTTCTTCTAAGTTACGCGAAGGATATGAACCCTGTAAAGGTGAAGATTATCCCGAGCTCATGATGCACGCTACCACGGAAGGCCGCTTTAAAGGCGGTATTGAAGTGGGCGGTTTGTTACTCTGCCGTATTCCGGAAGAGTTCTTGCAGCAACGGATGAAGTACTATTCCGATCAAAACAAGGCTCAGATGGACTCAGTGGACAACAATTTCCTTCGTGAAAGCGATCCTCGGATGCCCCTTTTCTCAGAAAAGAAAACCAAGGTCACTTTCGGTTCTGGTTCATAAATTTAGGAGTCTTTTATGGCTTATCCAACGGTAAACGCCCCTTACGGGCTTAAGCCGATCAATCTGTACGGTGGTACTCCCTTTGCGGGCGCAACTCGCCAGTATCAGATTGCTTCTGCTTACAACACTAGTATTTTTTACGGCGACCCCGTAGAGATTATTAACACTGGCACGATTATCAAATCTGCTATTAACACCGCCCGTGCAACTGTGACTACGTCACAGATCATTGGTGTTTTCTTGGGCTGCTCTTACGTTAACGCGCAAGGTCAGGTCATTTTTGCTCAGTACTTCCCAGCTAATACAGCAGCGCCTACTGGCACAGTTATTACCGCTTTTGTGTGTAATGACCCCAACACGCTGTTTAAAGCTGTGATCGCTACTGGCGCTACACCTGACGATGCTACTTCTGGCTTGTTGCCTTCCTCTACTACTGAGTACGCAGTTATTGGTACAAACGTAGCATTGGTGCAGAACACTGGT